CGCTCATCGATCAGGTCGAGGTGCGCAAGCGGTACCTGCGGGCGCTGAAGACGCCGGACCTTGAGACGCTTCTCGTGACCGAGCCCCCGCCCCCGCCGCAAGATCCGAAGCTGATCGAGGTGCAGGCCAAGGTCGCTGCGATGGAAGTCGAAGTGAACGCGAAGGCCGAGAAGATGATGGCCGAGATGGACAACCTGGCGGCCAAGACGGCCGAGTTGGAGGCGTCTGCGGTGCTAAAGCTTGCGCAGGCCGAGGCCGTCGAGCTTGGTCCACAAATGGACATTTACATGGCGCAGTTCCAAGCAATGCTGGATCGCCATACCGCAGCAGTCGAAGCAAGGTTTCAGCAGCAGCAACCACAGGGAGAAGTGAATGGACAAGGAACAGTATCAGGAATGGAAGGACCACCCGCTGACGAAGCAGTTCCACCGGTACCTGTTGGACTACCGGCAGGCGGTGATGGAGAAATGGGCGCAGGGGAAATACCCGCCGGAGAGCCCGGAAGCGCTGATGGCGGTGGCGCGTTGCCAAATGGCTGACGAATTGGCCACGCTGGAAGATGACTGGATCGCCGAGTTCTACCGCACGAATCAGGTCAAGGAAGGGGCGCAGGCATGATCAACGACTCCGGATTGCAACCCGTCGAATACAAGATCCTGATCCTGCCCGAGCAGGCCGAGGAAACCGACGAGACGCTGAAGCGCGCCAAAGCCGCTGGTCTGGTACTGGTCGACAAAACCACCGAGCGCGAGAAGATGGCACAGGTGAAGGGCCGTCTGGTCGCTGTGGGCGGCAATGCGTTCGAAGACTGGGCCGGCCAGGTGCCGCAGCCCGGTGATGTCGTGTACTTCGCCAAGTACGCAGGATTTGTCATCAAGGGCGACGACGGCCACGAGTACAGACTGGCCAACGACAAGGACGTGTCGGCGATCGTCACGCCCCGCTCCACCACCGAATAAGGAAGACTCATGCTCAAGTTCAGGAAGAAGTACCCGTTTCTCAACGCCGCAGCGGGTGAAGAAGGCGGCTCAAGCGGCGGCGCTGCCGTGGCCGACGACACGAACACGGAAGCCGAGACTGGCGATAAGGGCGCCGACGAGGCGCAACAGCAAGTCGAGACCCGCGCACGTGCCATGGGCTGGACGCCCAAGGACGAATTCAAGGGCGATCCCGCGAAATGGCGCGATGCCGCTGAATTCGTCGAGCGCGGCGAAAGCCTGCTGCCGCTGGTGAAGGCGCAGAACAAGCGCCTGGAGCGCGAAGTGGCCGAGCTGAAGCAGACCACGCGCGAAATGGGCGACTACCTGTCCAAGACCGAGCAGCGCGCCTATGAACGTGCACTGGCTGACCTGAAACAGCAGCGCAAGGAAGCGCTGGCTGCCGGCGACGGTGACGCTTTCGAGAAGGCCGACGAGCAGATCAAGACTGTCGAGCGGGAGGCCGCAGAGAAAGCAGCTAAACGCGCCGAGAAGGCCAACGACGGCCCCGATCCGGTCTACGCCGAGTGGGAGTTGCGCAATCCCTGGCTGAAGGACTCCGAACTGTCCGAATACGCCGAGTTTGCGGCCCAAAGGTTGCGTGCCAATGGCGAGAAGGCGACCGGCGCCGAGTTCCTCGATCTGGTTACAGCCAAGGTCAAAGCGCAGTTCCCGGCCAAGTTCACCAACCCGCGCCGCGAAACCGCACAAGCAGTCGAAGGCGCAGCGCCGGCCGCGCGCCGTGGTGGCAAGTCGTACGCCGACATGCCGGCCGATGCCCGCGCCGCCTGCGATCGCATGGCCAAGAACGGTTTCCCGGGCGACGAGAAGGCCCAGGCGCAGTTCAAGGCGCAATACGTCAAACAACACTTCGAACAGGAATGATCATGAGCCGCGCACCCCGCGAATCCACCCGTGAAGAATCAGGCAGAAACACCCGCGTCCCGTTGGGCGTGGCCCGTTCCAAGCTGACCGTCGCCGGCCGTCCCGGCTACGTCCGCCGCTGGATCAACGACTACGACGGCCGGCTGCAAAATGCCCAGGACGGTGGGTATCAGTTCGTGCAGAACGATACCGTCAAGCAGATCGGCGACGCGGACATCGACAACGAAAACCGCGACCTGGGCGCACGCGTCTCCCGCGTTGTTGACAAAACGACCGGCCAGCGCGCGTATCTCATGGAAATCAAGGAAGAGTTTTATCAGGAAGATCAAAGGGCGAAAGTCGCCCGGGTCGAAGAAACCGACCGCCGCATCAAGAAGGGCAAGCTCGAAGAAGTCGAGGGTGCCTATGTCCCCGACCAGGGGCGCGGCATCCAAATCGAGACGCGCGCTCGATAACCAAATTTCTGGCGTTCGCGCCACTCCCCCATCACTCGGGCCGCCGTAGAGCGGCCCTTGCATTTTCTGGAGCATCCAATGGCAAATGCTGATACCCCGTTCGGGCTGAAGCCCGTCCAACACCGGAACGGCGCTCCCTACAATTGCGCCTTCCGTCTCTACTCCGTGGCAGCCGGCGACGGCACAGCCATCATGATCGGCGACCCGGTCACGCTGGCCGGCACCTCGCAGACCATCAACGGCCGCATCTACAGCGATGTGGTGCGCTCCGCTACCGGCGACGTGTTCACCGGCGTGTGCATCGGCGTCGTTCCGGACACGCAGGACTCGCTGCGCTACCGCGCCGCCTCCACCCAGCGCGTTCTGATGATCGCCGACGACCCGGATTTGCTGTTCGAAATCCAAGAGGTCTCCGGCGGCACCGCCCTGACCGCCAACGATGCCGGCCTGAACGCCAACATCGTCGTCGCGGCCGGCAGCACCGTCACCGGCCTGTCCGTCGTCGAACTGAACAACGCCACCGAAACGACCACCAACACGCTCGACCTGCACATCCTTGGCCCGGTCATGCGCGAGGACAACGCGATCGGCGAGCACTGCAAATGGCTGGTGACGTTCAATCGCCACCAATTCCGTAACCAAGTCGCGGGGATCTAATCATGGCTGGCATCATCAATACCGGTACCCATCCGAAAGCACTTTGGCCTGGCGTCTTCTCGATGTTCGGCCTGTCCTACAACAACCGCGACGAATGGCGCGATCTGGTTACCGTCCAGACCTCCGACAAGCATCGCGAAGAGATGGTGCAGAACAACGGCTTCGGTCTGGCCACCATCAAGGAGCAAGGCGGCTCCATCGCCTACGACGCCACGAGCCAGGGCGGCACCGCCACGGCTTACCACGTCGTGTACGGCCTGGGCTACATCATCACGCGCGAAGCCATCGAGGATAACCTCTACGAGAAGCTCGCGATGGCACGCGCCAAGGCGCTGAAGCGTGCGATGGTCGAGACGAAGAACACCGTCGTCGCGAATTGGTTCAATCGCGGATTCGACACGAACTACCCGGTCGGCCCGGATGCCAAACCGCTGTTCTCGGCCTCGCATCCTTCGTCTTCGGGCAACCAGAGTAATGTCCTGGCGACAGCCGCCGACCTGTCGGAAGCCTCGCTGGAGGATCTGGTCATCCAGGCCAACGGCGCGACTGACGACCGGGGCAACAAGATCGCGCTGCAAGTGCGTTCGCTGCACATCCCGCGTCAACTGGAGTTCGAAGCGGCTCGTATCCTGAAGTCGATCAACCAGAACGACACCGCCAACAACGCGATCAACGCGCTGCGGGCGATGGGCACGTTCCCCGAAGGCTTCAAGGTCAACCACTTCTTCACCGATCCGGACGCGTTCTTCATCCGTACCGACGTCGATGACGGCCTGACGCTGTTCCAGCGCCGCGAACTCGAGTTCACGAAGGACAACGATTTCGCCACCGAGAATGCATTGGCAAAAGCTACAGAACGCTATAGCCTGCAAATTGGCGATTTTAGGAACTGGTACGGATCGGCCGGAAGCTGAAATAAGCACGGAAAGTTGGCGCATGTCGGTATAATCAAATCTTCCCATGTAAGGAGGATTGAAAATGCCGCCATGTGCCTGCTGCGACAAGGATTCAGGAAGATTAAAGAAGGGACTATGCGATAACTGCTATGCGAGGCAGCTACGCAAAGGAACAACTGATTACAAAGTGGCGGCTAAAACTTTGCCTTGTGCGTATTGCAAGCGTGAGGGAAGGACGGTAGCCAAAGGGCTGTGTAATGCTTGCTACTACAGGCAGAAAAAGAATGGCACTCTCGAATATAAGGAGAGAGCAAAACCAGCATCAGCGTGTGCTGTAGATGGTTGTGACAGGCCTGTTGTGTCGCGTGAATACTGCGGTACGCATCATGCGAATAACGTCAGGTTCGGCGACCCGATAAGGAATTTCGGGTATGGCGAGCGCAGTAGTCACCCGCTATATCAAACGTGGGAATATCAGAAAAGAACAGACGCAGGCAGAGTTTCTGAGTGGGATGATTTTTGGGGTTTTGTGTCGGATGTAGGCGAGAAGCCGTCGCAGAACCATACCGCCAGACGATATGACTTCAAATCGCCATGGGGTCCGAGCAATTTCTATTGGATAGAAAAGATTGCAAGCGGAGTAGCAAAGAAGGAGTATGCGAGGGAATGGAGAAAAAGAAATCCAATCTCCACCAAAAGTTCATCGCTAAAGAAATCCTATGGGATCGACATTAGTGAGTACATGGCGATGTACGAAGCTCAGGGCGGCAAATGCGCAATATGTGGAAAGGAAAAACATTCGCATTGCTCAGAGACTGGGAGATCGCAAACCCTTGTTGTGGATCACTGTCATGACAAAAAGCATGTCCGCGCCCTGCTGTGCTCAGCTTGCAATAAGGGCCTGGGCCATTTTTTCGACGACGCAGAACTAATGCAAAAAGCAGTTGAATATTTGAGAAAGCATCAGAAGTAACGTAACTAGCATCGCATACTAGCGGCCACCTTAAAGGTGGCCGTTCTTTTTCATAGAACGCTAGGAGCCCCACATGGGAACCCCAACCCGTTTCACCGGTGGCGGTGTAACGACCACCCGCAAGACCGAATCCCTGGGCATGTTCGGCATGCCCGATCCCACGAAGTGGCACGTCTACTTCAACGATTTCGACACCTTCAACACGTCCGACTGGACGATCACCACGACCGAGGCCGGCGCTGGTGAT